CCCTTGTCTTTCTTTGCCATGCTCTATCCCCAATAACGGTACTTTCTGCGGTGTACCTTGCCGCACTTCATCCCAGTAATACGGGCCTGTCGCTTTCATGCGTTTCATTCTTCTTCAGTTTGAAACGGTCTAGTAACTGTTCCTGCCGCCGCTGCTTGAGGTATGCGTGTTGTAGCTGCTTTAGATGGTTGTTTTGCTAACTGACGCTGTGCCGCTCTTGCTGCACCAGAACGTAACCCTAATGCTTTAGCGCTTGCACCCATCGTTGTTCCTAATACTTTTGATAAAAGATCACCCGCTTCCGTTTCTGCACCACCTTCTGTTTGCCACAACGCACGTAGTTTTAATGTGCGTCCTAGTTCACCAAGTCGATCAAGTTCTCCTGTTGCTCGGCGCACCCCTTCTTTCTTTGCGCCTAACATCTCACCAAGTTTCTCTAGGCTTATGTTGCCTTGATCTATACCGCCTCTACGTACCATGTCTTCAAGAATGATGGTATTGCGATATTTAGGGCGCAACTCATCTAACTTTGCAGCCACGTCTGGATGATTGCGTGCAACTGATTGATCTAACTCATCCACTAAGTCATAGATCACATGGGCGTCTTGCCGTGATCCAGATGCCCTAGCTGCTTGCAATAAGTCAGTTCGGATGCGCTGTAAAGCATCACCAGATACTTTAAACGTAGATGGTTTGGCTCCAGGCAACATAACTAATGATTGATAGTTACCAAGAATATTGTTAGCCGTTTGTTTGACACCAGAAACAGCAACAGATGGCGGCAAATAGTTCTCGGCTAAAGCAATCTGTTGTAAAGCGTCAACAGCTTGTTTGTCTAAATTAAACTCTTTGCCTTTGTAAACTTTGTCAAATTCTGCACCTAACTCCTTCAAACGTCCACGTACAAAGTCAGGGCTAATCTCAGTAGCACTCTTGCCGGTTGATTCAGCAGCTAACTTATTTGCTAATTCCTGATTGTGTTCGGCGCTAAAGGTAGAGCCTTTGGCTCCTGCTCGTGGTGTTTGTCTGACTTGTGCAGGAGACAATTTGAACCCAATCTGTTCTGCTTCTTTAGCAGCCGCTTCACTGGTCTTGCTTGGTACGCCTAATAACGCACGCCCTGCGCCACGTACAGCACCCGGTAAAGCCGGCCCTAAACCACCCAATATCTCACCACCTGTTTGATAGCCAGACACTTCTTCACGCGGTGGTTTTATTCCTAATTTAGCTAATCCTGCTTGTGCCTCTTTAATGGTAGGAAAGATTGTTTCTCTACCCATAAACTGATCGCGCGTACCAGGTTCTCTCATTCCTAGAAACTCAGGCACGGTATAAGCACCAAACTTTTCAAGTTCACCCAAACCACCGGCTAACCCTGTAGCTGCACCATAAGCAGCAGCCCCCGCCTTTTCTTTGAACGAGGGTTCCTCTGGAGCTAATTCTATCTCCGGTACTTTGTAATCTATAACTTCGCCTTTGTATTCAGCCATGATTACTCCGGTATATGTCTTGTGCCGTCAGGGGCTTGATATACGTCTACGCCTTTCGGTGTTTTTCCAATCTTTTTAGAACCAGGTGGGATACCGCTTGGTAATTGCCCCCCTGCTGCAATTTCAGCACCTTTTTCACCCATAGTTTGTCTGCCTTTTTGCAAAGACTGAACCACATCCATAGTTGTAAAAGGTATAGCTTTATCAATTCTCTCTATCAAGCGTTGTGCTTCTTCAGCTTGTTTGGGCAACAATATGCCTGAGTTGATCATAGGCGTGACGTTTTCAGTAGCAATACGCCGTATATCTGCCATCTTTAAAGCCACATCTTTTGCTGAATCACCGGCTCTAGGTATCAACTTTTCAATGTTTGTAGACAATCCTACCAAGCCAGTAGCAGCCCCAGATGCTTCAATAGCGGCCAAGTTACGTGTTACACCTGTAAACAATGTTTCCAGTGCTTTAGCCTCAGAACTGCTCATGGTTCTACCGGCTGAATTTCTCATGTAATTGATCATGCCATCTCTGGTTTGCAGATTAGGCAAGATTCCAGCAGTTGTTCCGGCAGGTAATTGCATAATCGCTTCGGTAGCAGAAGCCACACCACCCAAACCGTTGACTACACGTTGAGCAACAAATTGCTGTTGCCGTACTTGGTTGCCTTTTAATTCGCTTAATTGTTGAGTTATAGCCAAACGATCCTGTGCAATTTGGTCACGAACACGATCTTCGCGTTTGCGTTCTTCTAATGTTTCTTGACGAATAACTTGATCACGCAATTTACCTTCAGCAGTTTCCAAATGGCTGCGTCTGGTTTCAATTAACTTAGCCAATTCACGCGCTTGTTTAGCGGCCGCTACAGCACCCTGTTTCTCAGCAATGTCAGCTAAGAACGGAGCACCGGCTGCGTGTGCATCTATAACCGCTTGCTGTCTAGCTGCTTCTACATTTGTTTTGGCCATTTCTAACCAGCTTGTTTGTTTCTTTTGCAACTGGTCAACCATGCGATCTAACGCTTTGGCGTTCTCGTCATATATTTCTTTCTCTTTTTTGTACAAGTCATCACGGCCTTTAATATGGCCTTCAACCATGCCGTTCATTGCAGATAGGGCTTGTTGAGCGTGACCTTTACCAGCACCACCAAGCAAAAAACCAATGACCGTAGTCAAGGTAAACATCTTGCTTAAATCACCTGCTGTTTCTTGAGTTGGTACAAATGCTTTATTACGCGCTTGAATGGCTTGAGTAAGTTGTTCTGATTCGGGAAACTCGCCTCTTGATTCAATTGCAGTTTTAATCGTTCTAGCGGCCGCCGTTTCTTCGGCTGCCTTCTTCTTAGACTCGAGTTCTTTTAGGCCGGCCTCTGCCTCGCCTTCAGCCAACATCGTTTGGTAAAGAGGTTGCAACTGTTCTTCGTCTTTCTGTTCTTTGTAAGCGGTTTTAGACGCAGGAACGATGCTTGCACGCTGACTAAGCGGCAAACCACCCATATTTGTACCTAACGCATTAGCCATGTTAAGCCACCGGAGTCTGTGTTGTAGTTGGAGTTCCCGGTGTTGCACCCATCAACACTCGGCCCACGTTCATTGCATAGTTACCAGTCAAAGAATTTACATACTGATCAGCCTGTACTCCGGCTTGAATAGCACCCTGAGCAATCTTGTCACCAATAGCTTGAATCTGTAGACCGATGTTCAGGTCACCTGCTAACAATTGCTGTCTGAAACTTTCTAGTGCAGCCTGACTTTGAACAACGCCTACGCCACCACCGGCAGCCATTCCTGATTGTGCAGCTTTGGCTCTGGCCGCTTCATACGCTTGTTGAGACGCAGCAGAGAGTTGACCTGCTTGAGCCGCAGCCACTTGTCTAGCACCTTGCTGTTGATAAGGCGCAGCTTGATTTAACAAGTCTTGCTTGGCCTGTTGACCTTGCTCAGATGCCTTACGTGCTTGATAAGCACCTAACAGTCCTAATGCACCTGCTCCCAATGCTTGACCTCCAGTTACGCCACCTAGACCAAGGCTATCAAGGAAGCCTTTCTCTTTAGGTGCAGCAGGTGGTTGAACAGCACCCGTGTAATCACGCTGCAAACCTGCTAAGTCTTGTGCTGCAATTGCCTGACCTGCGGGAATTTGAAATGCTTGCGGCACTTGCGTTTGAGGAAACTCAGTAAAAGGGGCCGGGCCTGTATATACCGGAGCAGATGGTGCAGGTGCAGCAGGAAAATCTTCTGGTGCATTAGGCGTGCGAATAACTGTATCGCCTTTCATTACACCACCCCCATACGGATTAGCTTGTGCGTAATCTCCTTGTCCGAAGCCAGTTTCAGCAGCAGGAGTAGGAGAGGGAGCAGCAGGAGCAGGTGTCATGTCAAACGCATAGTCACTTTCGTTTTCAAACTCAAGCAATCCCGTATCAGGGTTCTTTGAGCCTCTACCGCCTCGCTCTCTCAACAACGCAGCTTCTTTAGGTGTAATGTGAGCCAAGATAGTGTCTTTGCCTCGCCCTTTCTTTTGCAATAGAGCAGCAACCGCCGGCAAATCTGCCGTCATCTCGGTATGTAAAGCCTTCATCAAAGTCTTAGCCATATCAGGTTCCTGTCTCGTCTTTTACACGTAAAGAGGCTTGGTTCCATACATTCTTAGGCGTACCACCTGTCTTGTCAAAGAGTGGATCACCTACGTTTAATGCCTGTGCCAAAGCCTGTGAACCAGGAGATGCACTGGTTTGTGGTGCTGCTGTACCACTACCCGATGTAGGTGTACCTGGTGTTGATTTAGCTAAGGGTTGTCCAAACAATACTTCCCCAAGCCCTGTACCCAATCCTGTTGCTGCTGCACCCGTAATGTCTTTGGCTACAATGTCACCTGCAACTTGACCTGTCTTTAATACGCTACTCGGCAATTGAGGTAAGTCTGACTTTGCAGGAAGTACATCTTGAATTGCTTGTTGTATAGGTTGAGTTGAGGGCAACGCTTGTTTGACCGCTTGCACAGCAGGATCAATAGCTTGACCGGCAGCTTTTACCACGTCAGTTACTGGTTGAACAGCCGCTTTAACTTGAGCCAAGGTATCGCCACCACTAGGTAATGCTTGCTGTATTTCTTGACCAACAGCTTTTTCCGCTAAACCCACTCCTGCTCCTGCCGCAGCAGATGCTCCAGCTTGCACACCAATTTGCAATGCTTGATCCAATGGCTTTCCGCTTAACAAAGCCTGTGTGGTTGCAGTTGAACTGCCTCCTACAGCAGATGCAGCAATCGTGCCAATTGTTTGAGAACCGGCAACTGTAGTAGGCATTTGCCCGGCAACTTGTGCTCCCACTTCACCGGCTACAGCAGCTTTAGCAATATCTTCTATCTTCTTTGTGCCGTTAGCAGCAGCCACAGCAGCACTTGCAACAGACGGAGGAATTCCCACGCCAACAACTAATACTGCCGTTTCAATTACAGGTAATGGATTATGTACTACGTTTTCTACAGTTTTAGTTACTGTGTTTGCTACTGTTGATACTACGTGCCCAATACTACCTATGGGATCGCTCAAAAACCCCCCTATACCACCTTTGTTCGAGCTAGAAGATGATGGAGCAGGAATGGAAGGATCAATCACATGAGAAACGCTTTTTACTATATTGGTAACAACACCCATGTCACACCTCCACCATAATTTTTTGCTTCGGCTGATTAGTGCCAGGCATCACACCTTTTGAGGGCAAAAGACTATACTTTAACCCTGCCATTTGATATGCCTTTAGAATTGCGGGGTTAGTAATATCACCCATAATTTTTTTCACACCAATTGTTTTTAATGCTTTCATGCCGTCTTTGAGTGCTTCTATCAAATCTCTCGGCTTATCCATTGTTTCTACAATTGCCTCAATGGTGTCTGGCGCGGTGCGTACCGTAAAAAATAATGTATTGTTGTATCGAAAGATTCTGAATTTAGGATTATCGTTTTGTTCTTTAGCTAAAGCCATTTGCAACTTAGCACCATCCAACCCATAATCCCGCCCAATTTTGTCGATAATTGTTTCTATTGGCACACGTTCCCCTGGCGTTCTTTGCTTCTTGACCTGATCAAGTACAGCCATGTCTTGTTGCGTTGCAGCATTTCTAGTTTCTTGGGGTGGAGTCATGATAAGTTCAACGCCTGTGCTATTTGTTCATGAATGTATAAATGACTGGCTATCCAGTCATAGAAATCATCCTCTACGTTCCAATCTACGTCCAACATATTGAACGGATTATCTAAACCTAACAGGTTTGCAAAGCTCTGATGTTCGTCCTGATGCGCTAATAACCAGTCATCTAGGTTGCTAATATCGGCATCTATTATGGGATATGCAGGTACTTTTATGCCCTGTCTAAAGAAGGTTTCCCTAAATCTTTGATGCTGTATGCCGTTTTCAAACAAAAATACGCCCAAAGAGTCCTTGTCTCCAAACTTGACGTATGACAAGGAATCGTAATCCATTACTTATCTGCTTTTAGCTTCAGTTCATCAAATATCTTATTGAGCATCGTCTTAATCTCAGCAATATCTGTCTTGTAATCCTCTTTCATTACATAGGTATGCGGAATGTCCTTAATGTCATCTTCCAAGGCTTTGATCGCCTTATAGACATTGTTGAGTATCCACCCAGCAAGGAACCCACCACCCATTACCGCTATGTCAAATAGTTGTTGTAGTTCCATTAGAAGGTTCCTGCCGTACCGTTACGGCCATTGAGGTTAGCAATAATCCACCAGTTACTTCCGTCAGATTGTACTTGTACGCCTGAGTATTGGGTAGAAATGGCATAGGTACTTGCACCATCAATTGTCTGTGAACTGGTGGTACTAATTGTTACTGTGTTCGCTGTAGCGTCTATCTTCTTAACAACGTAATGCCTACCTGAGCCGCTTGTTGATGCAGAGGGCAAAGTCACCGTAAAAGGTGCAGGTGCGGCGTTAGCCAAAATTGTTAAATCACTTGTTGTTATTGTATAGGCTGCATTTTTAGTCGCAATCTCTAATTGCTGACTAATACGGTTGTTTGACGTAACCGTAATTGCATCTGTAATACTGACGTTGCCATTAGCAATCAGATGTATTGCATTTGATAAAAATGTACCTATTGCAAGGTCAGTGCTTCCTGACTGCAAAAACATATTGTTTGGGCCAGAAAAGGCATTGTTTGGAAAACCGGCCGAAGCATAGTTGTAAGTAGAACTGTTAAAACCTAGGTCACCATACGCCGTGCCTAGGTCATTGTATAAAGAGTAAGAGCCGTAAGCCGTTGCACTTGTCTGTTTGTTCTGAACTGCCGTATACGCATAAGTTGATGAATTGCCTACAAATGTAGCAATGATGCCGGTGTCTGCCGTAATGTTGGCAAACCCGCCTACTGAAAAACTAGCTATATTAGATGATGCACCACTATAAGCTACATTCAGAGTAGTGAAGTTAGCTGTACCGCCTGTAATCGTGACGTTACCTGATGCCAGATTGGTAATCGTAGAAGTAGACGCATTGAGCGTTGTAAACACACCCACGTTAGGTGTGACATTACCAATTGGCGTGTTCTGAATACTGTCAAACGTCAACGCTACGTTTTGTATCGTACCACCCGTAATTGTAGAATTACTCATGGTTACGTTGTTGATCGTACCACCCGTAATTACTACCGCATTAGCGTTTTGGGTAGCCATCGTGCCTAGGCCGCTTGTACCTAACGTAACCGCTACCGCACTGTTGGTAGTGTCATTGACCGTAGTGATCGTGACAAAACCACTGGGTATTAAATTGATTGCAGGTTGACTACCAACTAATACACCGTTGTTATCAACAGTGACGTTTTGATTGGTGCTGTTTGGAACTACACTGATTGTGCGGCTTTGAGATAAATTGCCACCACCTGTTAAACCTGTGCCAGTTGTAATCGTGATGGTATTAGGCACTGCACCTGATACCTGGCTCACCGGAATGGCAATGGCTACGTTAGAGGCAGAGGTAATGCGGCCATAGGTATCTACCGTAATCTGAGCCACATTAGGCGCAGAGCCATACGTACCTGCTGTCACAGATGTAGCGTTCAATGAGATAGCAGGAGTTGTGCCACCGCTGCTTACAATCTGACCTGCTGTACCTGAGACTGACGTTACATAAGTACCGCTCGGTTGTTTGTTATTAAACGTGTTCCAATCAGTGCTAGACAGGTAGCCGTTACTCGTTGCACCTGCCTGTGTGATTGAGATGTTAGGCGTTGCACCACCAGAGGACTGAATAGGTGCAGTAGCCGTCACCGCAGTCACAGGTGAAGTATTGCTAGATGCAGCAGTCAATCTACCCTGAGCATCTACCGTCAATGTGACATAGGTATATGTACCCGCAGTCACAGAGGTATTGGCTAGACTAATCGTTCCCGTGCTAGTGATTGGGCCACCGGTCAGACCTGTACCCGTCTGCACGTTAGTGACCGTTCCCTGCGGTATGCTGACGTTAGATACACTTGTAATAATGCCAAGCGCATTAACTGTAATCTGTGCTACGTTTTGTGAACTACCATACGTACCTGCCGTAACAGGACTGGTATTGATATTGATGGTGACGTTGCTGGTAAGTTGTCCACCACCGGTAAGACCTGCACCGGCTATGACATTAACCGTGTTAGAGACTGCTCCTACGTTAGCAGCAGTAAGAACAACGGAACCTGTCTGTCCATTGACTGACGTTACAGCGTTGTTGTTGTCTACCTTCTCCCAAACACTACCGTCAAATACCGCCCAGTCACCAACATTCCAGTTAGTGATGCCGTTAAGATTGGTGTTACCTGCTACTGAAACTACGTAGTAAAAACCTTTAGTACCAACAGACGATTGCAGAAAAGGGGAGTTTGCATTGGCATCCCAAGTGCTCTGATAAGTCAGACTTCCTGCAAAGTTGCCCGATACCTTAAGCATTTACATTCCATCGCCAGGAGTGATGTAAAGAACGGCTGAGTTAGAAGCAGTAATTGCTGTGAAGTAAGCAGCAGGTACAAAAGTAATAATCTCGTCCGTATTGGGCAAGATGTAAATTGTTGTGCTTGACGCAACACCAGTGGGGATCACACAGTTGCTTGTGGCCGCTGCACTGGTTTGCGAATACGACAAGAAACAACCTTGAGTCGTAGACGAATTGATAATCCGGTACTGGTTACTGGCTGCACCATTGGTGACTACCTGTACCGGAGTTGGCGCAGACGTTGCCGCCGTCAATACAAATGTATTACCCGTAGGTGTGAAGGCGGCATTTACACTCATTGTTTCGTTTCCTCGGTAGTCGCAGGTACTTGTGGGTCAGCCTGGTCTTTAATCTTTCTTAGCAGTTCCCAAGCACCTGTCTTAGTGGGCAATTCACCCAAAGTTTGCAGAATGTAGTTTACTTCGTTGATTTCTAAATCTAATTTGATCATGGTTATCCCCAAGTTAATTAGGCAGTTGCCCAAGGTAAAGCGGTTGCTGTAGGTGATACAGGTGGTGTAATCAGAGAAGCTATCTGACCATCAATATTGGCGTAATAGTTCTCTTGATTATTGGTCTGTGCGTTGATCCAACCCAACACAATTGTCTGAGTCAGATTCGCATACGGCACAAAGTTAGGATCGCTGGCTTCAACGGCTAATTGTACGTTGCCATCAATAGAAGCAGTATGTGTACCATCAGTACCAGACACGGTGAAAAGGACATTCACAACGTAATCGGGTTGGGGTGACTGTACGCAGTACATTGAGTTGATAGTGGTGGTGTATGTAATAGACATGATTGCTCCTTATGGGTGGGTTGCTTTGTATGCGTCAAACTCTGCTTTTAGTTCTTGCACTGCTTTCCATAAAACGGCAACCATATCCATTCCTGCCATTTTAAGGTTTTCTGGATCGCTATCTTCAACAATATGTTCACTGCCTTGGTTTGCTAATACATCTTGTGCAGACCAGCCTAAATACACACGGCTTGATGGCGTTTCATCAGTGCGTGAAGTCTTGAATTGATACGCGATAGGTTGAATCTTACTAACAAAATCTATGCCTAATAAAACAGGGCGTATATTTGTTTTGTCTCGTATATCTGAAGTGCTAATCGTAGAGGTTTTGCAATACAGAGATGCAGTTGAGTTATTGCCAAGCACCACATAGTTAGAACCTGTGGATATGTTGACTAACGCATCTGTGCCAGAGTTATATCCTAGACATACGTTGTTCTGACCAGTGGTAATGTTTCCACCGGCAAAATAACCTATAGCTGTGTTATTTGCACTTGTGTCTGCTGTTCTGTTGGAGTTGTATAGAGATTGCCAACCAACGGCGGTGTTGTTGGAGGCGGTGGTGTTGCTGTAAAGAGATTGGTGACCAATAGCTGTGTTGTATCCACCTGTAGTATTTTGAGTTAATGCAATATTTCCAACTGCCACATTCTGCACACCAGTTGTATTTGAATATAAAGGTTGATAGCCAATAGCAATTAATGGTTGTCCAGTGGTGTTGCTATACCCAGCCTGATAACCCACTGCGGTATTGTTAGAAGCGGTGGTGTTGGATCTTAAAGCCTGATCGCCAAAAGCACTGTTATAGTTTCCTGTAGTATTGATTACAAGAGAAGTGTCACCAATAGCAGTGTTATTACTACCAGTTGTATTTGCACTTAAAGCATTTACACCAACAGCCGTATTTCTTCCTGTTGTATTTAAATATAATGCTTGATAACCAATAGCCGTAATTAAACCGGCAGTAGTAGAGTATCCAGCCAAATAACCAAAAGCACTAATGTAACTACCTGTGCTATTTGTATACGCTGATTGATACCCCACGGCGGTGTTGTTATTGGCGGTGTTTGAATTCAGCGCACTGACACCCAATGCAGTATTACCAGATCCAGAACCTGCACCCTTACCAACAGTAAGACCTGATATAGAAGCGTCTTTTACAGTAGTAAAAACTCCAGCCGTTGTGATCTGCGCTTGTTGCGTTCCGTTTGTATAAAAAGACAAAGGCAGATATGTACCCGTACCGTTAATACCGGATACAAGCTGTACGTCTGTAGAGCCGTTAGTTGCAATCAGAATCTTAGAGGCGTTGGTAGGATCAGCCGCGTTAGTTGCTTGCCATGAAGCAGCCGTACTCGTACCGCTAGGCAGGGCATAAATACCCGTTGTGCTGTTTGTTGTGCTGGTCTGGAAAGCAAGACGGTTAGTAACGGTCGCATTGGTAAAATCACCAAAGACACGATCACCCGTACCTGTGAAGGTTAAATTGCCTGTTACGCTGACGTTGCCACCTACAGTCTCATTACCTGTAATAGTCAAACTGGTAGCATTAAGTGTAGTGACGTTAGCTACGTTGACTGATACGTTGCCCGTAATAGTGACGTTACCGCCTACCGTAGCATTAGCCGTAACCACCAAATTGACTGTATTGATGGTGGTGACGTTAGATGTATTGATGCTGACGTTACCGCTAGAAATGGTGACGTTAGACAGGGTAAGGTTGCCAATCGTGCTATAGGTGTTACCTAGCACCACAGCCGTATTACCTAGGGTAATAGACGTAGCAAAGTTACTGTCTAGTTGAGATAGAGGGATAGAACCCGTCTGCGTAGCAAATGAATAGGGAACTGCCATTTTAGAACCTCACTCTGAGTTCATGCTCGAACTCAAATCCGTTAATCACAAAAGCTGCACTGTTGGATTGCACCGTCATACCCAAATACTTACCGTATTGCTGTGCGTCATTCTTGTACAACACATACCCTGCTGAACCATTCCAAGACACTGTTGCTAAAGAGTTATTGATCCAAGGTATAGTTGTACCAAAGTTATTTACCCAGTACACATAGTCAGTAAGAGTATACGTTGGACTGCTACCGCTTTCACTATCCACTGTCACCAACATGGTAGCGTTATTGGTTAATGTTGCCTCTACACCTAGCTTCAAAGCCTGTTTAGTACGGATAGGATCGCCCATCGGCATCAAAGCCGTCTGTACATAACTGGATACGTTTGCACTAGCATTGCTATATAGCTGCACACACGAATTACCGTTTGTGCCATACAGATTGATCTTGCCGCCCACAGGTGCAGATGTAACGTATGACAAAGCGTTATCTGCACTGGTTAAGAACCATTTCTTCTCAAAAAACACGGCTTGGATGTACCGGCTGCTGCCAGAAACACCTTGTCCACCCGTGTAGTAGAAGTTAAATGCCGAACACAAGATGTTGTTGAGCAAGACCTGACCTGCCGTAATAGGCTTGGTAAAGTCAATGTAGGGCAAGATTCCGTCCAAAGGATCGGATAGCTTAGAAGTAGTCGAGCCAACTAGGGCATACACCCCGTAATCGTTCATAAATAGCACTGAACGGAAGTACGGAAAGATGGCGTAAGGCCGTTTAGAACCTACAGATGCGCTGACGTTAGTATTGGTGAATACTGTAGTACCGTTTGTCTGTACCTGTAGATTAGAGAATACGTTAATTGAGTCATCGCCAAACACGTATAGGAAATTGTTTGCAGACAATAGCTGCTGAATATTGCCGTGTAGCGTTGAGTCAGTCAGAATAATTTGACCGGCAGATACCGTAGTAAAGTCAGTAAAACTTACTGCCGAGGAATACGATACCGTTCTACCCTGCGCTACCCAAGTGCGACCAGAAAATGTAGCCACACCTACAATCGCATTGCTTGTAATGACACCATTGGCTGTAGCGTTAGTCGTAGCACCGCCGCCTGTAATAGTTACAGATAGATTGGCCGCATTACTGTAATGATCACCCACATTAGTCATAATGACTTGGGTAACAATGTTGCCTGAGATAATGGCTTTACCGGCTGCATTAGCCCCGCCACCACCTGTAATCGTGACTACCGTATTAGCTGCATTGGTATATCCAGCACCACCATTAGTGACTAAAACTGACATTGTGCCAGTTGCAAAGGTCACTATTTGAGCTACTGCTGTGGCATTGCTACCGCCACCGCCAGACAAAGTAACAGTTGGTGCTGACGTATAACCGGAGCCGGCTTGAGTAAGAGAAAAACCACTGACTGCGTTTGCAGTAATGATTGCCGTAGCATAAGCCTGTTGACCACCTGTTTGATTAGGGGCAGAGATAGTCACAGCAGGTGCAGTCACATAACCCGAACCTGGGTTAGTGATTCCAATAAGGCCAACAGAACCAATACTGACTAGATTCGTGCCATCCCAGCTAAATAGCCCTTTAGCAGAATCACCAATCAAAGTATTTGTGTTTTGCCATTGGCTAACATTGGTTTTGCCGTCACCCGTAAACGTACCTGATGTTGCTACATTGATCAGAGAGTTGGTTTGCAGATTGACTGCTTGCAAAGAGCCGTCTAACTGAAAAGCAAGCAAATAGTCGTTCAGACCTACGTTTACAGAGAAGTAATTACTTACTGCGTTGGCAAACGTGACATTGCCTACGTTGCTAGAAGTAGGCGTGATTCTGACGTTTGCATAACCCACAGGCATTGCGTTCTCTATCCATGAAAACTCTGCCTCATCAATAGCCGTGCGGTTAGCCTTGGTGTTTAGACCTTTGAACTGTTTGACTACCGCATACGATTTCTTTTGCTCTGCGGAGGCCATGTCAGAATGGGTTCGAGTATGGAGTTGGCATCCTGCGTGTGCTGATTGCGACTAGCACCGCTTGGACGTGCTTGTTGTACTCTTGCTTGTAAATCTCAGCCTCACCAAAACTCTGCTCGTAATACTTAGCAAGGTAAGCTGCGTAGAATGGCACAGGAGTATTGTACGGGTCATTGATATTGTCTACGTCAGACAGATTGGTCAGATTGCTTGGCAAGATCACCGTATCAATATCTACGGTATAGATGTTGTCAGGCACAGGCGCAATGATGATTGATCCCTGTCCATACTGGGTAAAGCAGATAGGTCTACCAATATAGTTCTGCCAGAACCGTAACTCGGCATTGAACTGCGTCCAGGGCAAGTACCGTAAAGGTACGCGCGTATTACCCCAGTACAAGTTAATGTTCAGCACATCCAGGGTTTGCACACCCGATGGCAAGGTCACATAGTTGATTTGTTCTGCATTGCCCACATATTGTATGTATGCCGTTCCATCTTGAAACGGAGTGCTGGGCGGGTACACATTGCCACTGTAATTGCTACTGCTGCTACCGGGGTACGGTGGTGCTGTGCTACCCGTAGTTCCAGCAGTCGTTACAATGTATGTATAGATGTTGCTAACTAACTGTTGCCCTACCGTGACTGCGGTATTAGCTGTCCACAAAACAGGAGCTTGTCCACCAGCAGAAGGTGAAGCAGGAACAGTCAATGTTTGAATTGTGCGTAACGCACCTGTATCTCGAACCACGCGCTCACGCGCTTGATTGATATAGGAGGTTAGTTGAGTTTGAGTGTAAAAAACTCCGGTAGCATCATGCAGCAAATACTGCACTTGCGTAATGTACTGGCTAAGTGTTGTTGCCATGTAACTCCCATGTTACGCATTAGCTTGGACGGTTCCCCCTGCCCTTCTTGCGTTGGGCAAGGGTACTTTTTCCACCACCGGGGATAGAGAGTGGTTCTTTTTTGGTGGCTCGAATAAAAACTCAAAACGATCATAAATCTTTACAGATTCATCGTAATCATTCTTTGTTCTAATCCATCCAAGCCTCACCATATAAGGCTCTTTATCATCTTCATCAAAACCAAATATGTGACGCGCCGCATCTAACGGTACTTCTACCGTTTGACCTACTGGAAACTCGTAGAAAACAAAACAGTAAGACATGACTACTGGTTTGTTCCAACGGTTTGTCACATAAATGTTTGACATTAGAAACTCACCACATCGCCGTAAACTTGGATCGAGCAAGTGTTTGTACCACCTTGAGGCGCATTGATGTTGATATACAACGCCTGGGTGTTATATCCACTTACCACATTTCCGGAGAGAAAAGCAGGAGCAATGGTGAGGTCTTGAAACGTACCTGTTGCTGTGACGTTAGCCAACACTACATTAGCTACTACTGCATTTGAGATGTTTCCATCATTGCTAGTAGTAATTGAGATGTTAGCGTTTGCCATGCTTCCAGATGGATTGTTGATTGTTACACGGCGAGGAATGACCGCACCAGAACTACCAACAGAAGCACCTTTAGTCAAACCGCCGTTTAAAAGCGGAATGGTTAAGGCGGCCACACCTGAGTTCGAAGTAGCGTTAAGAGTAGTGGCAGTAATCTGACCAATACGCCCTGCGCTAAACGAGTCAAGGTAAAACTGACTGACTGAATCTGGATTAGCCATGATTTCTCCTTAAGAGGCGTTATAAGTGCCGCTTACGTTCTGGCCACCGTTAGAACCATACAAGTTGATCGTCACGTTACCCAGTGCAGAGTTAGCCAATACGTTCACACCGTCTGAGTACACCAAACCGGCAGTGTTGTTTGCCAGTGCGGTAGTAAACGTGGGGGAAGCCACGTTGTTAGAAGTGTTGAAGTAAATGGTCACGTTTGCAGTGTTGGTCACAAACCACAAACCAGCAGGAATGGTCGTGTTAGCTTGAGTTGTGTTAGCAGTGACGTTAAACGATGTAACCTGGAAAAATGCACCTGCGGTGTTCGTAGACGCATTAGCTAAAAGGATTTTGTTTGTGCTTAATGACATGACTTATCTCCTTATAGCGACAGGTAGTTATAGCCGGTCACTGCCGTCATGCTCTTGGGCTTGGTAGAAACCAATTCCGCAATCATGATCACAGCACCTACATAACCAATCTGCCAGTTAGGTAGAGTGGACTCAAATCCAGTAAACACAAACGAACCTTGCTCATGGATGTACAGAGACAAGTAATTGGTGTTCAACAGATACAGAGTACCTTCGGGGCAGTAGGGGTCAGCATAGATGGGTACACCAGCAACCATCAGCGCACGGAACGCTGCTTGGGGGCCGTTTGCATCGCCATCAAAACCGCTACCAGGAGTAATCACATACTGTTCTTGGCCTACAAAGTCTTGTGCCAACAACGTCCAAGTACCAAAGCCGCACACACCAAATGTGGGAACTTCAGCACCTTTCTTCACCGTGCCAGAAATGTACTGGAGTACGTTCTGACGGGTGGGGTTGACGTTACCTGCGGCATAAGAACCTGACTGCCACCAAGTATAGGTTGAACGGCTGATGTTGCCGTATGTACCTGATGCAGACACCGCTGCGGGCAAACCAATAAACTGTTGAGTATTGGTTGAGTTGTTGTACAAGGCGGTAGACATTGCATCCATCATCACGTTAGTCGCGTCATTCATACGCGCTTCGATCAGAGGAATAATGGCTGCGTCTTGCTGAACTGCACCTTCCATTCCGAGGAAAGGAACAGGAGCGATCATTAACTTCAGATCGTATTCAGCGTTGTAAGCACCCTGCTGGACTGAAGGCTGGTTGAAAGAACCAGAATAATCAGACCACTGAGCGTTGACGAACTGAGCACCCTGTACAGGTACGGTAACTGAGGATACACCACCAGAAGCAGACTGACTGTTGGAAATCAATGCTGCTAACAAGGGTGTGCTGTTGTATAGCTGAACGACCAGCTTGGGGATAAATGCCCGGCGCGTTACGTACGTCAGCTCCGTGTATTGGTTCGATCCCGTTGCTGGAATAATACCGCCGCCTATAGGCATGGCTTATCTCCCATAAAAATTTTATCCCCTACTAACAACTACAACCCTATGGGCCGGCGAGGGCCACGTAATTCACTTAGGGCTTTTGATGCCTCGTTCCGTGCTGCTTGCTGCGGATTCTTGTAGAACGCACTCAAGTCAAACTTAGACAACGCACTGGGATTGTATCCAGAAGGCGTAGGTGTCGCTGCTTGTTGCATCCAATTAAAGTATTCTGCTGCCGTTTCGTGGTTGGTCATGCCTTTCTCAAGCATCAACGCTTCCACTTTTGGAATATCTGCCTCGTCTTGCACCAGACCTTTCTTGATCAGGTTGTGACGGCGTTGCTCCAACTCTGCCATGACTTCTTTCTCACGCAGCTTTGCTTCCAGTGCCTCAACCTTTTGGTTGGACTGTTGAACAATAGCGGAGGTTTGATCCTGAATTTCTAACTCAGGAATCGGCATATTGGGGCGTAATTGCTTGGTCAAACGCAATACAGATGCACGCGTAGCCGGGTTTTCCGACATTTCACGCATCAATAATGCTAGTTCATCCCTAGCTTCGTAACTTAAGTCTTCTAATGTAGCCATGATCTATCCCCTTCCTTCTTAGATAACTTTCTTACCGTCACCGGGCTTCTGAACCATCATCTTGTTCTTAGTACCGGTTTTGGTTGAGGAATCCAGACCACCAAGGTGAGCAAAACGAGGGGTGTTAGTTACAACACCATTTTGCTGTTGATCGGTAACTGGGTTACGGGTTTGGCTTGCGCCGCGAGGCTTAAATAAATCCATGATAACTCCTTAAATTGGGCTAGGTTGTGGTGCGCCACCGCCAGGTATGGGGGGCATATTTGCTACGGGTGGTGCGGCTGCGATTGAACGACTTTCCGGCGTACCGCCACCCGCTTGCGGTAGGGATTGAAGCATCTGAAGTATTTCAGATTGCTGCAACTCATTTGTTTTGCCTTTACGTGGGCCTAATACCGCAGACAAAACCTTCATAGCTTGCATTGCTTTTTGGCCTTCTTCTGATTCGCTACCTAGAGCGGGGAGCGATTGCTCGATCAGATCAAGTGCCATACCAAGATTGACTAACGCACCTTCACGGTTTCCCAGTTTAGGTTCGGGGGTAGACATAGGAGCGGCCATCGGAGCAGTTGAAGCATCACTCATCTGAGGCGCACCGCCTACAGGTGGCATCGGTGTAGGTGTATCTGTACCTTTGCCTTTACCCATCAAACTCATTAACTGATCTGGTGGAACACTCATGTCAACCTCATTGAATTAGGTGGGAGGCAATTTTTAATTCCTGCCCCCCGGTGGAATTACTTGCGTGCCTTGCGGCCTTTACGTTTCATGCGTGCCATGATGGAGTCTCCAATTAGCAGCGGCCAACTTATAAGGGGAAGTCAGCCATACCCCAGTTCCCTCTTGGGAATTACCGTTTAGTCTTACGACCGCGCTTGTGAGTCTTGTACATCTTGACCACCTCCTTAATTGACGGTTATCCCCTACTATAATCTCTGGTGCTGCGTGTTGTGGCACTACGCGCTGGACTGCGAATACCAGTAACCTTGTATTGCAAACCCGCAGGTGCATTGCCTCGCGCTAAACTCTCAGTCGATACCTTGGGCTGATCAGCCTTCGGAGTGAGATTCGCTTGCTTGGCCACCTTTCTTCTCCTTAATCTGTGGAGCGGGTTTCTGCTGACCGGCTTGAGCAGCTTCTCTCTTGGCCAGTCTTTCCTTGAGCAATTGTTTCATCGGTGGTTCTAATAAGTCAAGTAGTGATTCTTTGTCAATTGCCTGTGCTTTCAACAAGTTAAACGCTAATGCTCGACTGTCTTCCATGAATATCGGGCTGTTACTATGTGCATCTACTTTAACGTGGTAGTCTTTAGTAAATTGCTCGGCAATGAACGGTGTATCGTACTCATCGCGGTAATGTGTAGGGTCATAGGTTTGCATCAGCTTCAAATACAGCGTTGCAACCTTTTCTAGCGCATCTTCAACAATCAAAGCGCGTTTTTTAGCCCTAGAACTGCCCAATCTGGCCAATTGTGAGGCGTGTCCAGCACTTCTTACCCCTTGTTCACCGCGTCCAGATAGCACAGAACTAATGCCTGATACCTCTGCAAACATAGCATCACACTCATGCAAGACTTCAAATAGGTCTGACGGCATTGTAGGAGCCAGTCGATCAGCCTTTGCATTGGGCATATCAGTGCTCATTACCGTACCCGGACGGTTCAATGCAAAGTTTTTCTCGTCCAAAATGCCCGTAAAGCCGGTCAAAAAGGTGGGCGGATTGACCTGTTTGCTTAGTAAATCCAGTATTTCAGTCATGCGGCCATTGCGTAACTGCTGCAAAAAGACCAATTTCTGTACTTCAGACTGCCCCCAGTAGTAGTCATACTGCGGATTAGGGCATATCTGGATGAACGGCAACTCACCTTTGAGAAATAAACTCTCACCAGGCCGGTCATAAATAATAATGTCGGGGTCAGCAATGGTGACTACTTGGTAATCCTTAATGTCATCATTCCATGCCCACAACTCATACATCTTGACCGTATCTTCAGCCACCCGTGCTTTGTAACGGTTTTGGCCATACAAATCCAAATTAACCGTACCGTACAGCGTAGGATTGGTTTGACTCATAATAATGCGGTCAATACCTTCCGGTAGGTCTTCTGTACGGGTGTTGTAAGCCGTAGTTACACGTTTGACAATCTCATCCCGTCTTGGATGGCTATACAAACGATTGTACAACTCGGTTTTGGTGATGTAATACGTCTGGACAATAGCCTGTTGCCGGTCAGTGTAGGGCGTATCTTCACGTAACACGCCCATCGTGCCGGGTTCAATCATGTATGGCTGTATGCCGTTTTGGTAAACCAGTTTGACAAAGGTGGTGTTAAAACATAATGCCCAGGTCAAAGCCTCTGAAAAGACTTGATCGGCATTGCTGTTTAGCCATTCGTCATTCAATGCAGCCGTCAAACGCGGTACTTTGCGTTCTTCTAACGGGCTGACCGATGCACCAATGTTGATGGAAAAACGGGTAGTCTCGGCTGAGTAGAGAAAGCTACACAGCGTATCAATGTGTGGATAAATCTTGTTAAAGATAGCCGGACTATCTTCGGGGCCAGAACCAAATAAATAAAACGAACGCAGACTAGAATAGTCACCCTTGCGTTCTTCAAGGCTCACCATGCACTTCTGAATCAAATCTTTGAAGAATTGTTCGCGTTCGGAAAGCCCTGATGGAATACGCATTATTTATTGATCGCTAGATTTTCATGATCGGGAATATAACTTGCAGCGCGAGGCCCAGTCAAATTGCCGGCTTCTTTGGGATTGATGCCTACCGGCTCACCGGCTACAGACTTAAACATACCACCTTTGGTTATGGATGACATATTCATGCCCCCTGCACCACCCCAAATGACAGAATCACCCGGTCGTTGCTCTCTTGGCTGCTCAACAGGCTTCTCATTGTTTCGAGTGTAATAACCGGCTTGGTTCTCGCCTTCGCGTGCCGTCTTGATGTTGGTCATCTTGTAATCCATCGCAAGCTGCTTCGCTTTCGTATCAATGCCTTTGGTACGTTCTGACTTGAGACCAGGCGCACGTAAATGCACGCGCATAACATTCGCCTCACAATCATCAACAAAACAAGCCGCAATATCGCTTTCAAAGTAGCCATGTGTTGGACACTTATAATCCTTTAACATCATAATCTTCCCCTTAGTTGTTCATCCAAAGTCTTACCAGAATAATCCCTAGGATTTTTTACACCTATCTGCAATTTGATCTTACCGTTATCTACAATCAATCCCGTAGACCTGACCAAGACGGGCTTGGGTTCCTCACGGTATTCCACAAACTTAGTCCTATCACGGTTCTGCATAATGCGTACTTCTCCGTTCTTCCAAGCGTGATAGGCCTTGGACAAACGTATCTGACTACGTTGAGACATATTCATCCCACGATAGAAAATATCTATCAACGTCTTCTTCTCTAACCCTGCTAACTCAGCGAACAATTGCAAGCTGATACCGCGATCTTCGTCATCAAAGAAACGGCTGAGTAATTGACGTAGTTCTGCTTTAGGTATGACGGGGTTCAATTGTGTAACCTATTGATTGTAAATAGTTTAGGAATTGTCTCTCACCGTACATACGGTCTACTTCTTCATCTGTCACTTTCATCTTGATGTGCATATCACCAACAAGCTGTCGGGTCTGTGCATGGTGGCCAACCAAAACTGAGTAATCAAAGCTGTCATGGTAGATAGGGCCAACATACTCAATGCTAAAGTTCTTGGCAATGTTCTCAGGTGCGTACTTGATACCCCATTCTTCTAGGGTAGGTCTAAGCAAGGCTGACAACTGTGCATCCTCATTCCAGCTATGAATCTCGGTAGCGTATCTATGGATAAGCCCTTTCTCATTCAATATAGACAGTAGACGCTTGCTGCGTAGGCTAAAACCTCCGTTCTGTACTACCCTGCGCTCAGGGTGCATCACCCATCCGAATTGTAAAAGAAACTGATTACCCACAAGGCCGCAGTGACTAGGAGCACCGATATAGTCATAGTCGTAATAATTTGATTTGAAGTTGTTGCCGTTCAGTACCCATCCATCATCCTGCACCACCAAGCAATACTCAGTCTTAATAAATGATTGCAAACAGTGCATCATGAAGGGGCTGTACTCCATGTAGTTCGTGTGCTCTATCCTTTGCCACTCAATGTCACTAGGCAGGTCTACAGGCTTGTTGTAGCTCAAGAGCAAACCTCGGCTGCCAGGCAGTTCTTGCATGGACTTTAGAATGCTGGGTATAGCCGTAGCACCAGTGTTGTGACCGTATACAGATACGATGGTTAAATCATTGTGATCCAAAGCCTATCCTCTTTAGATATGTTGATACGCCACGACTGGCGGCCATCTCGCCGGGTGTCATGTCCTCTTGCTTCTTGTTCAAGTCTTTAGTGATCTTAGCGGTAATCAATCTAGGGCCTACTTGTTCCGCATACGCGGCCGCTGCCAAGCCACAGGCAATCACACGGTCATCCTTGTTGCGACCAGAGGCTTCGATGCTGCCCATGTCACGCACAATGGTCTTCATCTCATCAATCGTTTCCTCTGAGTAGATGTTCATCATTCCGCGTTCAAAGTAATCCTTCATGTAGGACAGCATCCGTTCTTTAGACTGCTGTGTTGTTAGCCAACCAATGCTGTTGCTCATGCCGCCAAGGGAATCATTCCTACGCCAGATAAACTGTTGCATAGATGAATACACGTCCATCAAGTCACGGCCTACTACCCCTCCAAGACTGGAGGCCTGACGCTTCAAGTTCTTCAGTTCATTGATGACAGCCTGTCCAGGCCCGTTGACTTCAAGGTTCAGAGTTGAGTTCTTGTAAGCACCTGCAAGGTGCGCGATCACCCAAGCAAACTGATAGGTGTTCATCTCTGAGGTAGCAAACTCCGCGACCTGTTCCATGCCATCTGCGTAGCATCGGAAGACTTGTATGCAGAAGCGGTCTGCCCAATCACTACTACCATAAGCAGGATCAGCACCAATGACGTAATAACCCTGTTCAACGGGTTCCTCCCAAACCTTAAGCGTAGCCAGACGCTCCGTACTCTTAACCACCTGGGTATCATGGAAATAACTCCCCATCACATAACGATAGCTGTCATAGCTAATCTTCTTAGCAATCTTCATTGCGTCCGTACATCTAGCGTTTGAAAAGAAAGAAAGACCTGTCATCACAAAGGCATAGTCTTCAGTAGGAGGAAACTCTTGATACATCAGAGCATCATCTTTCATGCCTTCGGCCAGCTTCCAACGCCACCAAGCCATTTGTCGGCTAGTGATTTCAAAGTCGTATAGCTTCTTGATCTCTCTCGTCCATTCCTTTTCTTCGGGATTAAGTTTGCCATCCCAATAGACTCGGTACACATCGCTGTCAGGAGATGCGGAGTAGAACTCATTCCTCCACCAACCACAGAAGATTGCCTTCTGCGTTCTAGCGCGTTTAGCAGTGGTGTACATATCATGAAACATATTGAAGCCACGAGCAGTCGATTCAAAGATATACAACCGATCAGGATTAGTCTCTGCGAGAGAGGCCAGCAAAGAAGCTAGGCCTTCTTCATCACCCCAAGAAGAAGTCTCTGTACCATGCAAGAAGGTAATGCCCTTACCGCGCCCTAGAGAGCCTTTGGCACGGGTTCCTGCAACCTGGTAAAAGATACGACTACGGTTCTTGAGAGATAAGCTATTTCTGTTGTGAGCAAGCTGGGGAATCTTAAACTCTTTAGGTAAGCCATCCATGTACGCACCCAGCGTACCCCTAAACATATCCCGGTTTTCCTCACTGTCAGTGACCAACGTGCCACCCAAACCATTGTGAGTAAAGTGCCAGTACAGGTCTAACGCTAGGGAGATGGTGGTGATACCTAACTGTCTACCCTTGAGAATGACAAAGAAGTGAATGTCTTGTTCTAAGCCACTAGCAATCTCATCCATGACATAGGTCTGCGTACCTAGCAGCCTATCCATCTTCCTGAGACCTTTCTCCTTAGTCTCAATCTTTAGCTGTGAACAGAAATTGTAGAACTGTTGCAAATTGAACTTCATGTCAAACCCCAGTTGTCTACATCCCAATTCGATATAGCAGCCATTACCTGTTTATCCTTAGCACAACCAATCAATTCCTTCACCATGATCGGGTCATACTTGGCTTGCCAATCCTGTACTAGCTGCAACTTCTGCACCTTAGTCTTGCACCTAATCGCCCTATTCATCTCTATCGCATATCTGCGCCTAGACTCTTTTAGGCTGTCCTCCATACCCTGATACCACCCTCAACCTTGCGGGCTACCAGTGTAACTCCCAGTCTCTTACTCGCCCTAGTATTCATATTGCACACATTGTGAATACTCTTGCCCTCTACCAAGAAACTATCACCTACCTCTAAGTCTTCATACGGGTAACTGTTTACCCTAGGTATTGGTATGTCCTTCTCTATCTGCATATTCCCTCCTTCAACATAGTACGCAATGTAACACGTACAGGAAAATAGTAAAAATTTTATGGGGGATAGCCAGTTGGGGGTCACGCTCACTAGGGGGGCCTACCCCATTCACTTGACCATTGGAGTGCGTGTAATGACTCTGAGTACTCAGAACCCTGCCCAAAACGGCCGAGAACAGGCCTAGAATCAACGATCGATAGAGCGGATAGAGTAGGTAGTCTCTCAGCCTTCTACCCAGTTTAAGAACCCGTAATCCTAATCTACTTATATACTGATATATCACCAGTAATTTAGAGTATATATATATATAAAATATTTTAGATTTATAGAATATAAGTATTGCGTTAACCAA